TCAGCAATTACTTCTAGCTTTATAGTTTGCTCGTTAAAGGTATCATCAATAATTACATATTTTGTTGTGCCATATAAATCATAATTTTGCTGTAATTCTTCTTTTATTCTTTCTTTACATCGTAAAAAAGACACATCACCTTTCTTTTTTCCTATAAGTGGATATGCACAAAATTTACATTTAAAAATACAGCCCCTACCAAATTCAATGCCCATTGCATCTTCTGGACCCCAAAAGTCTTCGGGAACATAATTTACCTTATGGTTTCTAAAATCAAATGCATCACCTTTTGCATCGTAGTCTAAAACTTTTGAACTATCTTCATATATTTCGTCTTCATTATATTTTAAAGGAGTACCATATCTTAAATGATTTGATAAATCAATTGCCGGCACTTCTCCCATTCCCTGAATATAATAATCAATTTGATCTTTTACATCCCAGTATCTTAATGACGTCATCATTCCGCCGTATACGGTTTTAACTCCTTTACTTCTTACGTAAGAAGTTAATTCATCCATCATCTCGTCGGCTGTTGGCCAATGCCATAGAATATTTACTCTTGCTCCATCTCTACTATGTCGTTTACGCTTGACTTCATGGCTTTTTCTCATAAACAAAGTAGAACTAAAACCAAGCCATAATGTATTATCACCAATGAGCTTATCTAATATTTGGTTAATCTTACCGTTTTTCATCCAATGAGTAAAATTACTTAATACAAAAACACTATATCCTTCATTTCTTAGAGCTGAAGCAATTTTATAACCGCCAAGAGATCTAGCGACCTCAAAGATTGGATCGCTTCCTTCAGTAAGAATAATAACATCGTATGTCTTTTGTATTTTCATTAACCTTTTCTCGGTTTATTAAAATCTACAGGCGTTCCATTTCTACCAGTATAAAATAATATTCCATCAACCAATATTACTTCATCTAACGTATCATACCAGTCATGATATACAGATATGTCACCTCTTACAACAAGCTTATTATTATAGATCATCCACTCACAATTAAATTGATTTCCTAATAAAGTAGAATTAGGCGGAGTTATTTTTTTTATTTTATTTACATCATCTTTATTATATAGTGTATGCATAATAGCATTTACACCTATCTCAGTCATACCCCATATTAAAATAACAGTTGCGCCTCTTTCTATAAACGCTTCAATAATATCATAAGTAACAGGTTCAGAACCGCAAAGAAAGATTTTGCCAGTAAGATCTAATGTTTGAAATGTTTTTGTTGCCATTACAGCTTTAGCTTGCAATGGTGTTAAATGAGTATGCGTATATTTATCTGCTACTTTTACATATCGATATGGATCAAATTGTTCCAGGTCAACAGATGCACCTATTGAAAGAGCTGGTATTGTTTGAGCAAATAATCCACCAGCCTTTTTTAAATTTAGGCATGTATAGATTTTACTATCCGGGGTTATATTCTGAGATTTTATTGCAGCTTTATTATTGGCTTTAATTTTTTCAGGACTTTGCCATATAGCCTTTGGTGGTCCAGATGTACCTGATGAATATATTGTAACTCCATTGTTTACAATATTATCAAAATATTCTTGATTAAATTCCCCGTATATCTTCATAAGCATCTATATTTAATTCCCAAATATTTTGATTAACTGAAAAAATAACATCTTCTCCAAGATGGTCAAATATTCCTTTATTAGCTAAATGAAAATATAGTTTATTTAACTTTAACATTTTTCCGCTTGCATCATTATCAGTATTTGTAGTAACAAAAATAGGTCTTGGCCAATGTCTATCTATTACTAATGGTAAATGATATTTAAACATCCAACAATTCATATGATTTTTGCTTAAACCACCTGGCTCAGAATACAATTGACAGCCTCTAAATAAAGCTCTCCATCCGTCCATAAATGGATGAACGCCACTTATTCCTACAATTTTTTCATTATCGTAAGTTGCATACCACATTCCACCAGTTTCTAAGCACCAGTCAAATCTCATAGCTTCTAACGAATTATTATTCTTATATCCACGACGATCACATTCATCTATAAATTCTAATAATTCTATGGTTGCTTCAGTGAGTTCACTAGTTCTAATCATGAAAATTTCATTTCGAGATCTTTATATACAGTAGTTGAACCAAACATAGCAGGTAAAAGTTCTGGTTCTTTTACTATTTCAAATGTTTCAAATCGATTTAACATTTCTTCAATTAGTATTTCAATAAATTTCTTTACTACAAAATCACCCGTACAATGATGCGGACCATATGCTAAAGTAACCGGATCTGGTTCTCCTGGACGATGCAATTTAAATTCATAAGGATCTTTAAAATGTGCTGGATCTCTATTAGCGCCATAAGTATAAAGTAAAATTCTTGATCCAAAATCTATTTTATATCCATGATAATCTACAGTTTTAGGAACGTCTCTAATGCCACCTTTTGGTGGAGCAAGCCTTAATATTTCTCTTGCTAAATCCGGAATAAGAGATCTGTCTTTTTGCACCTGATTTACAATTTCTGTTTGTCTACACATACACATTAAAACAAACTGCAATAGGGAAATACCAAATGTAGGAATTACCACAGTCCATAGAGATTGTATAAACATGTAAGCCATCATCTCAGGCTTATCATTAAATTCCCATTGTTTGTTATTTAAAGATTCAGTCATATTAATCATAGTGTCTGCATCTTTACCATCACCAACTCTATAGTATTCAATAGCTTTATGTACAATGTCTGAAAACATTGCATAGAATTCTGTGCTTTGAGCTACAGGCTTATCATAATCAAAATCTGGATTAAAATTAGAGAAAACATTTCCTGGTCTCATCCAATCAGTAAATGCTTCTTTAACATATTCTTCATCAACATCAAGGATATGATATGGAAAATGAATCATTTGAATTTGAGTATGAGTTATAACTCTACCCGCAACTTCATAGCCTTTAAATGATTCTCCTTTTTTAACTTGACTAAAAAATCTATCAATATTATTTCTAAAATATTCTAGATATAATGAAGCATTACGCTTTAACCAATCTCGACTATGTATTTTAGCAAGGTGATGATGGTCGCCTTCACGTAACGTCAAAGCATAACCAGCTCGCCATACTCCGCCGAGAGGTGTAGGATCAAATGGTGCTGGTGAAGTCGTAGCTAAACTAAAGTCTTCATTCATTAATGAAGCTTCTTTTAGTTTATCCATTGAAAAGATAATCCAATGTTTATATGTTGGATGCCAGTAAAAGCCACGCGGTTCATTATCAAATAAAAACTTCGTGTGCTCATCCATTTTATATAAGAACTCGGGGTTCGTAATATCAAAATCAATTTTTCTCATAATTATTTTTTATATTAAAGGTCAGCTGTTTCGGGTGAAAATGTAATTTCCCATCCTTCATTTCTTAATTGAGTTTTTATGCCTTCAGAAACCCCGGCCATCAGTGTTTTATATTCTTGAGCTGTTGAATCTTGCCAGTTAGTAGTTATTACAATGGCATCATCAACTACATCAATACTTTCAACTAATCTGCCGCCATCATAATCTGCTACTTCTAAAAACCCTATAACATTTGATGGTAATAATGTTTTAATATAATTAAGTGTTTCTTCATAAGTCGTAATACCACTACTTTCAGAAGGAACTAAGGTTACAACTTGTTGTATCATTTTATTCTCCTATATGAGCGTATTTATAAAAAAAGAGGGAAGATAAACTCCCCTCTTTTTACCGATATCATTCAGATAATGATAGGATCTGGTCCGACCATTAGAATGAGAAGGAAGCGCCAACGACTACGTCAGTTCTTGCTTCTGCTTCTAGATCATAACCAGTTTCAACATATACTTCTGCGTTATCCAAGATGCCATATCCAATTTTAAAATCTAGAGTTGGATTTTCATCGAATAGTACAACTTCATCATTATAGATTGCAATGTCAGATGACAATGTAAAATCTGTCCCCCAAAGGTTATAGCCGAGTGAAGGAGTAAATTCTACAGTCATGTTTTCTGCATCAACATTATATTCAGATGTTGCAGTAGCACCGATTGAGATGCCTGTGGCACCAAGCTCAGCAGCTTGGATTGATGTTGCGGATAGCAACGCAGCAGCAGTAATAGCAGCAAATTTCATTAGTTAGTTTCCCTTATAGAAAGTTATTTACGATTCCAGATTTCATATAGAACCCAAACAGCGATCAAGCCAACAAGACCTTGTGCGCCCAATGTTGCAATCAAACCGCTTACGTTAGCAATAACGCTTGTAGTTGGCAAAAATGGGATAGAGCCTAGACCTAATACTTCAAGTACGATCATTAGAGCAGCAAGACTAATTCCTACTTCTGCTAACGCACCAGCCCAAGCTTTTACTTTGTTTAGAATTTCCATAGTCGTCGTTCCTTAAGTTGTTTAAACGCCACACTTCTGTTGCTAGGCAGTGGCCGCCCCCTTAATTATGCTGCTAGAGCGTAATCAGAAGGTGCAAAGTTATCGTTTGCAGTTGTGTTTTGTAGACTCAAATACCAGTCGATCCTATTTCAGCCCCATCAGAAATTATCATTTTTTTTTTTGATTGCTTGTGGTGGAGCTGCTCGGTACCGCCCCGAGGTCCTGAATATCCTCTAACATCTACGGGAATATTTATTTTTCAGCTTTCCATTGTTCGGCCATATGTAATACAATGCGCCGATTCTGTGACATAATTATCACTTTACCATTATCGTCATATGCTATGTACTTATTTTTCCATTTCCTGATCGTGTACATATAATTGCAATAATGCGTAATGCAAGACCTTCATTAGATCTTTGCGAGCATCCTCCTTCGAACCTTTTTTACCATATCGTTGAGCATACTTTAATACATTACCAATACAAAAACCAGTACCATGTCCACCATCAATAATAAACTCAGTAGCCTGAAATTTATCCTTTGCATAATGCTGGTTATAAGTTGAATCAACATAATTTTTAAACTCTTGTATATATTTACCCTCGTTAAACGTATAAATTGGATCTTTTGGAAAATCTAATGTTATAGTCGTTAAATCATCAATTGTAGCTGCGATATAATCATCATTGTAGATATAATCATGATCTACAGTATCCATAAGCGTAGTTGCGGAATTAGACATATTAATATATTTGTCACTCATTATTATTTCTCCCAATAGAAGATATGTGCTCCGATACGAGCAATTCGATTTAGTTTTTTAGACCAGAATGGTTTAGAATAAGTCGCATGATAGTGTGTTGCACCTTCAGTAATTCCACGAAATTCTCCATGAATGTACATATCACGAGCAAACTTACGAGACTTTTCCCATGCTTCATCATCATACGGAGTATCTGATTTGCCATCACAATACCAGCTAAATTGGCAATAACGATTACCTTTTTTATATCCTTGATGAACTACATCACATGGTGTATTTGGATAACGTGTACTTTCAACTCTATTTAAAACAACATCAGTAACTGCCATTGAATCGGCCAAGCTACGAGCATGTGTTTCAAAATAAACATTAAGAGCTAAACACTCAAGTTGTTTTTCTTGTTCTTGTTTCTCTGCATAAGCGATACCACTAGCATAAACACTAGTAGCAACGATAGTATTGACTAATACTGCTGCGATTAACTTTTTCATTGTACTGCCTCAATTTTTTATATGAGACCACCATAACACGTTTGAAAACGAATGTACACGTTTATTTTTCAAAATATGGAAATATTTTCGAAATTATTCGTCCGATTTCTTGGGCCAATTCCATATGTTCGAGTTGTGTCCCATTTCCAGAACGCAGCTCGATATAATGAATCCAACTACGAATGGTGCCATTAACATAGAGCCTACTAACGGTGTTACCTTCTGGCAAAACTGCTCTTGCTTGTTCTTTTGCGATTCCATTTTCTATTGCCCAATTGTATGCTTGTTTAGAAGCTTCAATAACTCTACGTTGTTGTTGCTCCCAAGTACGTTGAAGTTTTTCATCATTTGTTTGTACACTATTTTGACGATTCTTTTCATCTTGAAGTCGTGCTTCTCTTACTACAAAAGAATCATCAAAAGAACGAATATCAGCGTAGCGCTGGCTAAACTCTTGAAAGGAAAACGAACGATGTCTGAGGAATTGTCTTGCAATGTCTCTTGTTGTTTCGACTTCGAGTGTTGCTGAACACATTTCGAAGGGTGACCAGTGTTTGTGTTTGATGAGATAGTCGAGGAGTTTTGGCGCTGTCTCTGAGTTGATTTGGTTTTGTGGGTTTGAGACACGGGCGCAATACGCGACGAGGTCTTGTACGTCTTCGATGCCGATGATGGCGTTTTCTGCAGGTTGAGTGTAACCAATTAATTTTACCTTCACAGTTTAAAGTCCTCAAATCGTTTATTCATTTCAGTTTTATCGTAGACCGGAGTATCGTCAGTCAATGTTTGTTGGTTATCGTCTACATCAAATAAACGCATTTTAGATCTATCTATACCAAGCACAAATCGTTTTTTATATGTAGGATCATTATAACGGTTTTTCAATTGTTTGACCATTATCTGGCCCTGTTGTTCCAATTCTTCAGTTGATACCAAAGCAAACATAAGATCAGCTGTAGCCGGTAGACCAAAAGATTCAGACGTATCTTCAAGACCAACATCCGAATTCGAATAACCACTACGAGTAGTTTGAGTCGCAGATATAAGAGGTACATCAAACTCGACAGCAAGACCTCGTAATTCCTCAGCAATCGCTTTAACATAAGTGTAAGAGTTAATAGCACCGCCCATTCCTTTCATACGTGAAGAAGCACATATATTTAGGTAATCAATAAAGATAATATCAGGCTCAAATTTCTTTTTAAGTTTTAGTTCGTTAAGTAAAGCGCGGAAATGTCCTGAATGCGCTTGACCGGTTGGATATTCTTTAATAATCAATCGACCATTTGTTTGCTTGGCAAGTTGTGATACTTTTTGAGAGAACATATCTTTTGATAATTTCTCTAATTGATCGATTGGTATATTCAATAAGTTAGCATCAATGCGTTCGGCAATACGTTCTTCTGCCATTTCCATTGTAATATAAAGAACATTTTTACCTTCAGTTAAAGCTGCTGCCGCAACATGACACATAAACAAAGACTTACCGACACCGGTGCCAGCCAATGCAATATTCAAAGTCTTATTAGGCAAACCGCCTTTTGTAATTTTATTAAAGTAATCAAGATCAAACGCAATACGTTCTTCATCTTTATGATAAAACTCAAATCGTTCACTAAAGTTTTCGATATAATCATGACCAATATTTGCATCGAAGTTAACCGCAAGAGCATCTGAGAGGATCTCTGGTAACGCATTCTTTGTGAGGCTTTGATGTTTACCATCAATAATACTGATAGATTCCATTACGGCATTATGTAATGCACGATCTTGACACCACTTTTCAGTTTTATCTAATAGCCAATCATAATCGATTTCTTCGGTTTTAAATATTTCAGGAAGTATTTCTACGGCATGACGATAATGTTCATCACTAAATTCAGAATCATCTAACTCAACTTTGAACGATTCTTGGGTTGGTAGTCTATTATATTTAGATACGAACTTACCAACCTCTTTAAACAATTGGCGATAGACGCCTTCAAAATATTCATTCTTTATAAAAGGTAAAACCTTCCGCATGAACTTATCATTCACTAGAAGGTTTCGTAAAATTGTTTGTTCTATGTTTGTCAAAGCATTCCACTTTCACGCATTTGTTGTCGGATTTTTGTTGCACTAATATCATGGATTTTTTCACCAAGATCGTGTTGAGTAAATGTATAGCCAACACCTCGACCATAGCTAATATCTACAATATTAGGTACTTCCATTATAACATATTCTTCATTGATCGTAAACCCTTCACGAGCTAATCCATCAATAATTTGTGAAGAAACATAATCAAACCCAAATGGATTATCATTTTGCGTTGCTGTACGTCCACCACCTGCGTCTACGTTTTGACCAACAATTCCACCAACATCACGAACCATAATGGCTACTTGTCCAGTCTCGGCTAAAGCCTTCTTAAATAATTCTGTATGACCTTTATGCCAAGGTTGCCATCGCCCTAGCATTTGTGTCGTAGGTTTTTTCCAATCAAACATGATATGTTTCTTTCATTCTTTTTGCTAAATCTAAAATCCATTCGTCACTTTGAAATGATTCAATAATATAATCAAAATTCGTAGGTTCTTCGAAGATTTTATTTGTATTTTCGTATCGTCCTGCCTCTATTGTATTCATCCAAATAGTAATGTCCGCATTAAATTCATCACGAGTTTGACCAGTAGGGCATACAAAATCGCAAATAACAGTACGACCTCTTACTGCTTCGAATGTAGCAATAGTATTCATACGTTCTGATTGACGTCTACGACCAGCATCGGAGAAATCCCAATCATTAGCCATTTCTCTTACTTTATCGGCATTATACCATGCGCAATTCAAATGAACGTGCAATCGCTTAGCCAAGTGAGTTTTACCAGAACCTGGTAAACCCATAATTAAAATTTTCATTCTTTCCTCTCATTAGTAATTAGTTCATCTCTCATTATTGCCATTTCAATTACGTCATGTAAAATAAGTCCAGTAAAGTGTTGAAAGTCTTCGTTGTCCGGCGTTAAAGAATCATCTGGCGTTTCAATAATTTCAAAATTATAATGGATAGCTTCATCTGGACCATTAATAGAAATAGCTCCAAATTGTACTACTGTTTCAACATATGGACCAGTAAGAACTCTGATCCACCAAGACTGCTCATTTTCAGGAGAAGGAATTAACTCATAGTCAACTCCCTCAGATAATTTATCTACGTTAATCATACTTCCTCGACAATCTCATCCATTGATACTTGATCTTTGTGGCCAATTGTATATTGCTTTTTAACAAACTCTTTAAAATCAGTTTCAGCAAAAATTGGTTCCCAGAATTCTTTTTCTAAAGTGAAATCATGCCTAACCTTTTGGCCAATTTCACCTGTCTCCATATCAACCGTTGCATACCAGCCATTTGAAGGTTTAGTAACGTACCCACCAGCAAGAGCCACGTCAAGCAACCCAGAATAACTGCGAACACCACCGTCCCAGGAAACAGTAATAGGAATCTTAGACTTTTCTTTAACATATCTGCTCTTTTCAACATTAATTACAAAATGATAACCCTGAACCTCTGTGCCTTTTTTATCTTGTTGACGACCAAGAATCCAAATATTATCAGCCGAATAATAAATTCCCGTACCACCACCAACAATTGCTTTTGGAAATAAACCAATCTCCATGTATGTATGATTGACTGCTAACATTGGAATATTTTTCATAGCCAAATAAGGTGTTGCCATACGGAATAAACCTTTTAGAGCTTTTGCTCTTGACATATCAGCAACTGATTTTTCATTTAAAGCATCTTCCATTTCTTTCTTTGATGCTAAGTTACCGATAGAATCGATAACAATAATGACTTTATCATTGCGATCAATTTCTTCAAGTTGAGCAATCATATCAAATTTTAATTCTTCGACATTTGTAATCGGAGTATGAAGTACTCGTGAGGTATCAACTTCAAATTGTTCGAAGTAAGCTTGAGGTGAACCAAACTCTGAATCATAAAATAACATGACAGCATCTGGATTTTGTTTTAGATAAGATGCTGCCATAATTAAAGCAAAAGATGTTTTGAAATGTTTTGAAGGACCAGCAAGAACAGTAAGGCCTGGAGCCAAACCTCCATCAATAGATCCTGATAGTGCTACATTAATCATAGGCACATCGGTTGGAGTCATATCCTTTTCATTAAAGAATTTTGACTCAGAAAGAACCTCCGTATTTTTAAGCTTAGAGTTCTTTTTGAGTTTGTCCATTACTGACATGTGTGTCTCCTAATTTATATTATAATATCGTTTGTACCATGAAATAAAAGATGTAATACCGGTTTCAATATTAGTCATAGGCCTATAACCTAATTCTTTAATTTTTGTTAAATCGGAAAGTGTGTGACGAATATCTGCTGGATGCATTTCTGTAAAATTAATTTCAGCTTTACGTCCTAAGTTTTCTTCAATCAGACTAACAAATTTCATAAGTGGAACACTTTCTCCACTACCAATATTATAGATTTCATGAGTATCAATTCTATGAACTTTATCTATGAGTAATTGTACACCATTTACGATGTCTTGTACATAGGTAAAATCGCGTGACATGTCACCGTGGCCATAAACATCAATTGGCTCTCCTTTTACAATCTTGGCCGTAAATCTATGAAGTGCCATGTCAGGCCTTCCATACGGGCCATACACTGTAAAAAATCTAAAGCCGATTGACGCAGGTAATTTACTACTTTTAAATTGACATTCATTTGAATATTTTGTCCAAGCATAAGGATTTAAATGATGTTTGAATTGCATATCCTCAACAAACGGAGGTTCTTGACCTGCATAAACGCTAGAGCTAGAAGCATATACTACTGGAATATTATACTTTTCTGCGGCATCAATAATATTCTGCGTACCATTTAAATTATTATCTATATACGTATATGGATTTTCTAAAGAATTTCTTACTCCTGCCCAAGCCGCAAGATGAACTACAACATCTACACCATTTAAAAGGCCTGATCTAAATTTTCTAATATCATTGTTTAAGACAGGAATTTCAGCAAGGCCTAAATGTTTTGCTCTATCTAATTTTAAACTTTTATCGTAATATCCATTATAATCATCACACCCTAAAACTTCATGACCATATGCACGAAGCTCTAGAGCCAAATGAAATCCAATAAATCCTGCAATACCTGTTATAAAAATTTTCATCGTTCATTCACGTGTGCTATTTCACCAGTCATAGTATACTGAATATTTTGTTCTTTTTCTCTATCATCTTTTTCATATTCAGATCGATACTCATTATTCCGATCCATGACATATTCGAGTAATGGCATATGCGTTGTAAAGTTTATAAACGCCGAAACATCTTTTGGAAAACAAGCACCACCAAAACCGCGCTTGCCGTCAAAACCAGGGACACGAGTATGGGAATGCCCAATTCTTGGATCAGTACCAATTGCGTTGGCGATACGACCATAATTACCTCCAAAATCTTTTATTGTATCATAAAGTTCATTAAAGAATGTTAACTTAGTTGCTAAGAAAGTATTGATTCCGTATTTTACAAAGCTTGCATCGGTTGGTGACATATGAAATACCGGACAAGGTTTACATATACTATAATCTCTATAAAAGCCTTCTAACTTTTCTGTTTGTTCTATATTACCACCAAAGATATGTACAAACGGATTTATAATATCTTCATTAGCGTTTTTCTCTGTCAAAAATTCTGGATTATAAACTATTCGATGTTTAGCAGAACCGCGGAATAGATTTTCGATTTGATCAGGAGGTACCGTAGATTTAACAACTATAAGTCCGCTTCTTCGTTGAGTGATTTTAGATAAAACATCTTGAAGAATACTTACATCACATTGTCCATGTTCATGCATTGGTGTTGGTACACAAACAAATGTAACATCAGCTGCTAATCTTACATCGTGTAAATGAACATCATACTTAGGATCAATGATTTGTTTTTCTACATCGTCTTGAAATGCATAATCTATTGCTTTGCCAACAAAGCCATGACCTATAATTGTAATTTTTAACATATTAAACCATAAATTTATCTAAACTCTGAACATTTGGATTTACGATAGGCGCTTCTACTAAAACATCTTTTTTCTTTCCACCAGTATATAATCTTTTAAATCCGCCTGCATTTTTATATGGGCCAGCTCTACAAACATTATCAAGAAAACGAATAAAGATACAAAGAGTATCTTCATGTTGAGCCGGAGTTGTACCTAATTTTTCTGATAATTCTACGAGACCAGCATCGGTAAAATCATCTAGCGCCATTCCTTTAGGTCTTTCAAAACATTCGAACAATCCATCTCTTGCATTTGACCCGCACATAAGCATACTCCATGGATCGACATTATTGGGATGATAATGAGCAATATCTGCTGATGTCATAGCAAATGGAAAATTCCAACGCTTAATACCTTCTTGTAAATGATAATCATTTAAGAAGTTAGTTGTTTCTCTAATAGTTCGAGGAGTATTACCGCTTACAAATTCGGAACAACGTTCTGCCTGAATAACTCCATCAGTACACATATATTCTGCTATGCTTTGACCTTTACGAGGATGTGGCGGAATATTACCAACAGAAGTATTCATTGGAATACCTTTACGTTTCCATTCCCGTGTTAACTCAATCATATCATCAATATTTTGATATTTTCCAAAATGAGTTACAATACTATTTCGGTATCCATGATCGTACGTACCGCTAAAAGCACTACCTGTTGCACGATGAAACATATAAGACCAAATCCAAGTTTTTAAATCCCAGTTTTCAGTTTTATATTTTAAAATCCGTTGTTGAACTTGCTCAGGTCTTTTATGAAACTGAGGACTTTTTTCTTTATTCTGTAAATCTTCAAGAACGTAATTAAATCCTTCGGTCCAACGAGATACAGAATTATAAACTCCATTCTGCATCAGTTCATCGTTTACTACTTTATTGGCTTCTTCTCCTAATGGATCGACGGTACCAATATGACAATTTTCTTCCAACCATTTTGCTCTTGGCCAAAAGTATTCAGTATAAGTTTTGTAATTTTCTCTTTGTGTTAAACCCATTATAAATCCCACGCATTAACGCCAAAGTCATTTCTACGATAAAACGGCGGTGCAATGTGCACACTTGAATTACGCTCCATAAAATTAAGAGCATATTTTTCAGGATCCATATCGTACCAGAAATTTGGCGGTTTAACAACATTGTTGTTTGATTCTTCAGTAAGAATATCTATAAACTCGGTAGTAATACGTTTACGTTCTGCTTGAGATCCATAAAAAGGAGTTCCTTTATAATATCCAGTTTTTGGTAACTTACGACCTTCGTATTCTACTGGAACAGGAGCAGCAAACTTTGGATTATCGGTACATTCTTTTGCTTGTCTAACGTATTCTTTAATCATAGCTTTTAGATCAACATTATCATGACGAAGAAGATGATGACGAATATCAATAGAACCAAAACAAAAAGTAATATTACCTTCGATTGGTTTATCTCTAAAAATATTTTTAAGACCGATCTTTAATGCTCCATGCAAAGTAAATCCATCTTTACGATAGATTTTATCTGTCATTGCACTAAATGCCAAAGTATGAGAATCACCGACAGTAATACCTTCCATCTCTAAATCTTCTTGTTTAAGCACAGGAATATTACTAAATTTAGATTGAACCTTATCACACCATTCTTCGGTTACGCCATCATAAGTAGAATTTTTGCCGATTCGCTTGCGAAAATTAGCAGCCCAATCAGGCATATCCCAATCAAGAGATACCAAATTATCGCAAGACATAATCGTATTAATGCGATTAAAAATATCTTTGTTAATTCCCCCAAAAAGATTAATAGAACCAGTAAAATTAACACCGTGATTGATATAAACAACATCGTATTTCTTTACGTTAGAAGAACATTTATGATCGATATCGGCTTTTAATTGATCTGCCCAAATTTTAGCATGACCATAGTTATGCGATGTCTCGATCTTCGGTATGTTCGACAGAGGATTTGTAATTACCAAAGACATATTCAACTCCTGCTTCATCATATATTTTTTTAGATTCTTCCCAATTTTTCATCCAAAATTCTGGGTATCTCATATTAGGCATTATAACACGTTTTATACCTACTTGTACAATACCTTTTGCGCATTCAGAACATGTTGGCAGACCATAAATGTATAGATCTGCTCCATCAAGAGAAACACCATTATAAGAAGCATTATAAATTACATTCATTTCTGCATGCACTACAAACTTATATTTTGTTTCTCGATCATTATATCGTTCAGGAGTATCAGCAATACCTCGCGGAAATCCGTTATAACCTTGAGCAAGTATCTGTCCTTTTTCACCAACAGCTACTGCTCCAATTTTAGAAGATG